TTATGTGTTGTATTTATACCACACTATTAGTTGTCAATCTATAATGCTTATAGGATTTTCCTATAGTGATAAATATATCACACCTGTTGCATAAATATTACAGTCAAAAGTTTGACACATAAAAAAAGAGAGTGTCAGTTATTTGACACCCTCTTATAAGGAGTTTACAAAATGAAAAAAAAATAATATAAAATATAAATATCTTTATAAGTGTTTTATATTATATAAATATCTTTATAAGTGTTTTATATTTATATATTATTAATATACATTATAGCAACATATATTATTATTACAATCTATAAATGTTATTAGTTTTTCCTATAATATAAAAACTATTTTAAAGCTTACTAATTAACTTAATTTTATTTTATGTTAGATAGTACCATAATTTTATTTAATGGCACTCTATGAGCTTTAAAAAGCTTTTTAATTGTATAGTAGATATAAAAAAAACTAGTACTAAATTAATAATACTAGCTTTTAAAGTTTATAAAAGTTTATTAATGAGTAATAAAGTTAATAGGTTTTTTACTAGACCAGCACAATGTACACGTTGCACACGTCTTTTTTTCATCTACCTGAGCAAGACAAGTGATACCTTTTTTTCCTAAGTCTATTGAATTGGCACTAGTATCTATATCTAATTTATTACTAAATCTAATATAAAAACGTGTACTAAATAAAGTATTTAATTTTATTATTTCATTAGCTATATTTCTTTTATCTAGATACTTGCTATTATTATGATTCCTGGTGTATCCATATATATTTAGATTAGAATATAATTGTAACATACGTTTCCAAAATAAAACATAATCTACATTGTAGAAATCTCCTAAAACGTGCAATCTTAAAAGAAAACCTTTTTTATTATTAGATTCATTGGCTATAGTTTTTATATCATTTTCAAGACGTATTAAAAAGTTTTTATTATATGGATTAAATCTAATAGCATACATCATATTATTACCATAGCAAGTAGACCAATGCTCACACTCATTAGTACAAGTAGCACGTTCTATTAATGTTAATGTATACATTTTAAAGTCTTTTTTGCTACCTTTTAAAACTTTTTTACCAAGTTTTTTATTAGTGCTTTTTTTAATTATAGAAAATGGATAGTTATTATATTTTTTATTTCTATAAATATATGGTTTTTCTACATCATCAATAATATTATTAATATATTTTGTAGTTTTATTTTTTATTGCTATATCATTTTTATTTAATTTCATTTTTATATTATCCTTTTGTTAAATTAAAATTATATAGTATCAATTATAAAAATATTATCAATACTTTTATTATTATTTATATTTTCTTTTATATCATTAATAAAAATATTATTTTCTACTATATTATTATTTATAATATCACTATCAATTATTTTATTATCAATAGTATTATTATTATTTTTATTTTCTTTTTTATTCATTTTATTTTATCCTTTGTTAAATTAATAATAAATAAACAATAGCAAATATAAATATTATGTATACCTATATTTACTATTGCTTTTTCCTATAATACTAATTATCTAAATTTATTAAATTATCAATATATTTAAATAAAAAACTTTTTTCTTTATCACTTAAATTTATATTACTATCACATACTATATTAATAGATATTGATAATAAAAATTTAATATCTTTTTTACTTAGTCTTTTTTGTTTATTCTTTACTTGTTTAATTATGTTATTTAAAGGAATCATATTGCACCTATTTATATTAATAAAAAACTTCATACCTATATAGACGTTCTAACAATAAAAAAGTTCCCATTTATTTTATTTATTATATCTATACTATTAAAGACACCATTAATTAAAAAGGTTACAAAAATAAAAAAAAGGCTACTAAAATCAATTAATAGCCTTTTAAATATATGTAGTTTATTTATTTATTTTGATTTTTTGAAATAGTAGCCCAAATATCACTTAATGAAAAACCAAAGTTTTTTATTTGCTCTTTTTCTGTTAAAACTTCGCTTGTAATAAATTCTTGAAGTTTATAGGCAAAGTCTGACATATCACCATGTAAACCCTGTGGGCTTAATTGGTATTTACTGTGCTTACTAATTTCATTTATTTGTTTAAAATTCATTTCATTTTATCCTTTTGTTAAATTAATAATAATACAATTAATATATATATTTTTATACTTGTCAATAATTATTTATAATTATTTTTTATACTGTTGTATAATTACAACAATTTATTTATTATTATATAGCATTTATAGAAACCTATATAAAACAAGTATTTAGTATTTAATAATATTATAAATATAAATACCTGGCATTATTATTATAGATTATATAATTATAATAGATTGTCAATAAAATGACACTGTCAAAAAAATGACTAAGGTATCTTTTAGGCTGTCAAACTTCTGACACTGTCAAAAAAATGACACCCCAGCCAAAAAATTTTTACGTGTGTTATATATATATATACCCCACCCCCATATATGCACCAAAAACCTAGGCTTTATAATAAAAATAAAAATAATCCTTGACATAAGTGGGGGAGTAGTGTATAATTATATATAATATATAAAGATATTAGAAACATTAAGTGCTTTTGTTTATCTTTGTTTTTCTTTTATTGTTTTCTTATAAGAAATATAATCAAATACAACTAATATGAATGAAACTATAGAGACTATAGAGACTATCTCTCCCTTAATTACCCTAGATAGCTTGTTATCCCAAAAGGTTGAACAGGATTCTAATCTAGATTTTATTACATTTGTTAGAAAAGTAGCTCCAACACTTGTTTCTGATTGGAAGATGGGAAGACACATAGAAAAAATAAGTGAAAAACTACAACAACTAGAGTCTGGAGAGATAAAAAGGCTCATGGTATTCCTACCACCACGTTCTTCTAAGAGTGTTATCTGTTCTAAACTGTTTCCTGCCTGGTATATTGGTCGTAATCCAGAACATGAGATACTAACTATCTCTCATAGTGACCAATTAAGCTCTGACTTTGGTAGAAGTGTTAGAGATATTGTTAATACAGAAGACTTTCAAAACATATTCAGAGGTGTTTCCTTAAGAAGTGACGTTAGAGCTGCAGGTAAATGGAAAACAAACCACAATGGCACGTATTATGCTGCAGGTGTTAGGTCACAAATTGCAGGTCGAGGTGCACATATAGCAATATTAGATGATGTGATGTCTGAAGAGGACTCCTTTTCTGAAGCAGGTAGAAGATATGTTAAAGAATGGTACCCATCAGGACTACGAACACGTATTATGCCTAATGGTTCCATCTTAATCATAAATACTAGGTACCATTATGATGATTTATGTGGATGGTTACTAAAACAACAAGAGAATGTAGGGGATTATGCTGTTACTCCTTGGGAAGTAGTACGTATTCCTGCGTGGCTAGATGAAGATTCTGCTGAGTTACTTAATTTACCAGTAGGTAGTAGTTATTTTCCAGAATGGAAGCCTGATGATATTTTAAAAGTAGATGAAGCAGAGATTAAAGCTTCTAATGGTGCACGATATTGGAACGCATTGTATATGCAGGACCCAACACCTGATGAAGGTGGTATCATTAAAAAGAAATGGATACAATACTGGGATGATGAAGAACCACCACCTTGTGAATTTATAATACAAACATATGATACTGCTTTTTCTACATCAAGAACTGCAGACTATAGTGTTATACAAACATGGGGAATCTTTCATACCTGTGAAGATAGTGAAGATGGTTATGAACAATATATATCACAACTAATACTACTAGGAAATATAAAAGGTAGATTTGAATATCCAGAGTTAAGACGTATAGCTCAAAAATTATATGATGAACATAGACCTGATGTTTGTATGATAGAAAAGAAAGCATCTGGTCAATCACTTATACAAGATATGCGTAGAGCAGGACTACCTATTTTAGAATATCTACCAGATAGAGATAAAGTATCAAGAGTATATTCTGCTACTCCTATGATGGAAGCAGGTAGAGTATGGATACCTAGCAATAGAAAGTGGTCAGAAGATTTATTAGAAGAATTATTACGTTTTCCAAATGCTGCTCATGATGACCAAGTAGATGCAATGACAATGGCAATACATTATATGAAAGAGTCATGGCACCTTGAGCATCCTGAAGACCCAGAGTGGGATGACCCACCTGCAAAAAAAAGAGTTGCATACTGGAGAACTTAATGTTATAATAAAAGAATAATAGGGGAAATTATGACAGGATTAACTACATTATTAAAAGCAGGTTTAAAAGAAGTTGGTAAAAAAACTGCTAAAAAAAATGTATCTATAACAAAAGAAGTTTTACCAAAAGTTTTAGATGATGTTTTAGAAAGTAAACAAAGCATAGAATCTGCTTTTAAAGAACCAACAAATACAATAAAAGCTTTTAAATTATTTAAACAAAATCAAAAAACTGGTGAGTTATTTCCTTTATTTGTAAAAATGAAAGGTAATAAATCTTTACCCTTAAATAAATGGATTCAAGCAGAAGCAGGTGAACTATCAAAGTCTGGTAAAGTAAAGTCAAGTATAGGTGACTTAGCTTATAGACCTGGTTTTCATTCAGGAGATTTACCTATAGCTACTCATATAGGTGGAAAAGTAAATCCATTAACAGGTAAAAGAATTTCTGATAGAAAAGTACAACCAAATATAAGAGAAAAAAATCAAGTATGGGCAGAAGTAGAATTACCTGCAGATAAAGATTGGCAATCTATTGCTAATAGTAGAGCAAGAATAAAACAAGATGGTAATCCAGATGTTAAAACTGCACATATTACAGATGAAGTTCCTTATGGTGGTTCTTATAGATATAAAACAAATCCTAATATGACAGGTAATTGGTTAATAAGTGGTGAAATGAAAATTAATCGTATATTACCAAATGAAGAAGTTAAAGCAATAAATAATAAAGCAGGAGTTAGTGATTTACCTAGAGTATCAGAATTTTTACAAAAGAAAAAACAAGGGGGAATGGTAATGCGTAGTAATAACTATAACACACAGAGGGTAATATAATGGCAACAGAAAGAAATCCATTTGATAAGATAGAAGAAACAATATCAAATGTAGTACAACTTCCAGAACAAATAGAAGAAGCAACAGGGGTACCAACTATAGAACCAGATGAAGATGGGGGAGTTACTGTAGACTTCACCCAGACTACTATAGAAATGAATCCTGAAAGTGAAATAGAAGAATGGTATGGTAATATTGCTGATGACATAGAAGAAGGTGAGTTAGCACAAATTGCAGAAGATGTAATTAATAATTATACAGCAGACAAAGATTCCAGAGCTGAATGGGAATCAATGTTTGAAAGAGGATTTGATTTACTAGGATTAAAGATAGAAGATGCTAATGAACCTTTTGAAGGTGCATGTACAGCAGTACATCCAATGTTAATTGAATCAGCAGTTAAGTTTCAATCTAAAGCTATACAGGAAATGTTTCCTGCTAATGGTCCTGTTAAGACACAGATATTAGGTAAGTCCACTCCTGAAAGAGAACTACAATCTAATAGAGTAAAAGATTTTATGAACTATCAAGTAACTGAGCAAATGCCAGAATACTTTGATGAGTTTGAAAGAATGTTATTTCATTTACCTTTAATAGGTTCAGCATTTAAAAAAGTTTATTATGATGCTAACTTAAAAAGACCAGTATCAGAATTTATTCCTATAGACCAATTTTATGTTTCTTATTATTCTTCTAATTTAAATAAAGCAGATAGATATACACATGTTATTTATAGAAGTCCTGTAGATTTAGCTCAAGATATGCGTACAGGTATTTATGATGATGTTGAATTACCTGAAGCTACAAATCCTAATCCTACATCTTTCTCAGAAAAAATGGATACTATATTAGGATTATCTCCTACAGAAAATAGTGACCCACAATATACATTATTAGAACAGCATTGTTATCTTGAAATAGAAAAAGACTATGCTCTTCCTTACATTGTTACTGTGGAAGAGCAATCTAGAGTAGTTTTAAGTATTAGAAGAAATTATAAAAAAGATGATAAGCAACAAAAAAAAGTTTCCCATTTTGTCCACTACAGATTTGTTCCTGGATTTGGATTTTATGGGTTTGGCTTGATGCACTTTCTAGGCAACTTAACCATGACTGCAACAGCAGCTATGAGAAGCTTAGTAGACGCAGGTCAATTTGCAAACCTACCAGGAGGATTCAAAGCAAAAGGTGTACGACTTGTTGGGGATAATGAACCAATAAGTCCTGGTGAATTTAAAGAAATCGAAGCAACTGGAGTAGATTTGAACAAGGCAATTATCCCTCTCCCCTATAAAGAGCCTTCCTCTACTTTATTTCAAATGTTAGGTTTCGTAACAGCAGCAGGTCAGAAGTTTGCTGATAGTACAGAACAAATTGTTTCTGATGCATCATCTTATGGACCTGTTGGAACCACTATGGCTTTATT